GCGGCCACGGCGGCGGCGGCGGCGACCCGCACCCGCCGCGAGAAGGCCGCCAGCCGGGCGTTCGCCGCCTCCATCTCCCGGCTCAGCCGTCCGAAGCCGCGCGACCCGGCTTCGCCCACACCTTCCAGTTCGGCGCGCACCTGCCGTCCGCCCACGGCCGCGAGGCGGACGCTGACCCTCTTCTCAGCCATGGGAGTGATCCATCTGTTCGTTGAGTTTGGCGACCATCACCGCTTCGATCACCGGCAGCAGTTCGGCCATGGCGAGCGGCGGCACGCCGAGCGCGTCACCGAGCGCCAGCGCTGCCGACATGTCCCAGCCGATCACCGCGCCGGGCAACACGCGCAGCTGGCCGCCGAGACGGCCGACCAGGTCCCAGACCTGCCAACCCTCCGGAGTTTCCGGTCGGTTCAGCCGCGCCGGGCAGTCCGGGCAGGCTTGCGTGCAGGCTTGGCAGTATCGCTCGCCCCCGCCGAAGGACCAGTCGGCGAGAGCGCGGAGGCGTTTTTTTCCTGCTCCAGCAGCAGGCCCTTCGACACGTAGGTCAGCTGGAAGGCCTCGAAGATCGGCCAGACGTCGAGCAGCGCGTCGATGGCCCCAGGGCTGGGGTCGATGGGCTTGCCTTCGGCGTCGCCGATGCCCTCCCAGGCGAGCACGGCACGCCGCGCCAGCGCTTTGGCGAAGGCGACGGCGCGTTCCTCGTCCGAGGCCTCCTCGGGCACCGCCTCGACGGCCGGATCGCTGCGTGTCGCCACCATCAGTGCGGTGGTCAGCGGGCGCAGCTGCACCCGGACGCCGGGCGCGAGGTCATGCCAGCGGGGCGCGTTCGTCAGGTCGAGCGTCAGCATCTCAGTAGGTCTCCACATCGTTCACGAGGGTGGCGGTGCACATCCGGCCGACGACGCTGTCGCGGGCGGCCTGCCAGTCGAAGGTGGCCTGGACGCCCTGCGGCCCGGAGATCTCGATGCGCGGGCGCGGCAGGTAGACGGCGTGCACGGTGAAGGTGAAGCTCTCGCCGGACGGCAGGACGTAGGCGAATTCCATCTCGCAGGCCTCGCCATTGATCGCCTGCGTCACCAGCGTCTGGTCGGCGAAGCGCACCTCGATCCGGCCGGTCAGCCCGGCGATGGACGGGTCCGCGCCGTCGATGCGACCGTCCGAGCGGATGGTCTCGATCCGGTCGAGATTGTTGGCATAGGTGATCTCGGCCGAGACCACGTTCCCAAGCGCGGTGCCATTCCGCGTGATCGCGCCGTTGAAATGACCGAAGCGTTTCAGCTCCAGCGCGGCGGGCGTTCCGGCGCTGGTGTTCGTGCCCACACTCTCGCCCTGCGCCACCAGCCGCGCGGTGGCAGTCAACAGGCCCGAGCGCTGCATCTGCCAGGTGACCTGATCGAGCACGCAGCCGGAATACATCGCGTAGCGCGGCACCTCGGGCATGCCAGTCTCGATCGACATGCTCGGCAGCGTCCAGGACCCTGACTGGAACTCGTGGCTGTACGGGGCCTCCGCGCCCGTGGTCGTCGGTGCGCCGAAGGCGGCCTTCAGCCAGAAGCCGAAGGCCTCGGCGTCGAGCGGCACCACGACGTCGCCGTCCGCCGTGACCGCGTCCTTGATCGGCGCCAGCGGATCACGGCCGTAGCCCAAGAGCTCCGAGTTCAGCAGAGGCTGTTCCGCGCCGAGCGACGTGCTGGCGAAGGGCATGCGGGTGAAGCCGCTGACGGGCGGCGTTCCGTAGGTCGTCTCGAACGCAAGCGCCATCAGCGCCCGCGCCCCCTGGGCTCGTGCCATGGTGTTCTCCTTTCTTTGCCTCGCTGGGCAGATCACATAAAGCGGCGTTGCTGCCGAGTTACGCTGGGCTTAGGCTGCACCCAACGGGCTGAGAGCAGAGCTGCTATGGATTTCAAGGACCTATTGCGCCTTCAAGGATACGACCCAGACCTCAGAGAGCGCATTGTCCTGCTGCGCCACCGCCCCTTCGAGACCCGACTTGCCCACGCGATGCCGTGGATTGTCGAAGAACGCCCGGACCTTTTCGAAGTCTACCAGTCCGTCCCCGGCCGACCCAAAGCCGCCCTGCGTCGGGCCGAATTCGTGGCGAGCTTCCTGGGACTCTCGCCCGGCACAGCGCACTTCGTCGGGCTTTATCGCATTGGCGAGGCGCGCGCGCTCGACCATGATGCCTTCTGGCGCATTCCGGAGAACCTTACCCTCAGCGAAATGGGATACGAGGGTTTCACAGCCGATCACGCAGACCGGGTGGGAGCCGAGCTTCAGTTCGATCTGGAGCGCCTTCCTTTCTACAGCCACTGGCGCGGTCGGCTGGTCATCGATTTTCCGCCGCCGGAGCGGTCATGGTTCCGGTGGGTGGACCGCGGGATCTTTCCTGTCAGCGCGATCCTCGAGGAAAGCGCTTTCGCAGCCCCGCCGCCTAACTGGCGCGAGATCGATCTCACCTTCGCGGAACTCTTGGCGCTACCGGCGTCTTGGCGGGCGCGGCTGGCTGATTGGCGCGGGATCTACCTCATTTTCGATGAAAGCGATCGTCGGGCCTATGTCGGCTCCGCCTACGGTCGCGAAAACATTTACGGTCGGTGGCAGGTCTACGCCCGCGATGGTCACGGTGGAAACCGCGAACTGCGCGGCCGCGACCCTCACAATTATCGGTTCAGCATTCTCGAACGCCTTGCGCCAGACCTGCCAGCTGAAGATGTCATCGCTCGCGAGAACAGCTGGAAGCTGCGGCTCCATTCGCGGCAACCGTTAGGTCTCAACGCCAACTGAGTCACCCACCAAGAGGATCGTCCGTCGAATAGTGCAAGACGACTTGGATCACGGCCGCCTTCAGGCTCGCCGCGCCCTCGACCGGCAGATCGACCGGGCGCGGCGCTTCCGCCTCGACCCAATCGCAAAGCCCACCGAGCGTGCGGTCGGCGGTGAGTGCCGCGCCGACGCTGGCGGTCAGCGTGTCGAAGGCGAGGTCACGGTCGGCACCCTGCACGACCGCCTCGATCTCGGCGCGGTGCTGGTAGTGGTAGCGCAGCGGCGACAGCGTTACCTCCGGTTCGCCCGGCTCGCCGTCGCGCAGGATCAGCAGCCCCTCGGCCGGAACGCGCTCTGGCAGGACGTCGCCGCGCAGGGCGGTGGCGGGCAGTGCCGAGAGCCGCGCGTGCAGCGCGGCGAGGATGGTTTCGCGAGGGCTGGGCACGGTTCTCTGCCGATCATCACATCAATAAATGTCGTCTTGTGCGTTTGCACTGATTTCGACACGGTTATGTTCAGGCGCACTCTTGAGAGGTTCGATAATGCTGTTCAACGTCGACAAGGCTCTCAGTCTGCCGGATATTCGTCACATTGTCGCAAAGCGTGATGAAGTACTCGATCGTTTCGGGCCGATATTCCGAGATCCGCAAAGTCTGACCAAGCAGGACTATCTGGATTTCCTCAGTTTCAAGCACAATCACCACTGGACAGGTTTAGAACGCCTGGGGCGCCGAGCCACAGATGATATGGAAAGTCTGCGAGAAGCTATAACCGTCCTAGTAGACGAAACAAAACCGATCGCGGACAGATTTGTTTCCGCCCTTTCTATGGTGAGTGGAGCCGGTCCGGCCACTCTCACACCCATATTACTCTTGGCGTATCCTGATCGCTACGGGGTTTGGAACGGCACCAGCGAACCCGAAATGCGGGAACGAGGTGTATGGCCAGCTTTCCCCCACGGTACTTCCGAGGGGGAACGGTATGAAATAATCAATTCCGTGCTCCTCCGGCTGGCAAAAGACTTGAAAGTGGACCTGTGGACACTCGACGCCCTCTGGTGGATGAGCAAGCTGGAACGTAATAACACTGGACACTACCTTGGCTCCAGGGACATCGCGATCTGGAACATGGCTGAACAGGCCAACCAAACGGCGAAGCAGTCCTACGGGCAGACAGTGGAACGCACTATCAAGAACAAGGACCTCCGGCTCTCGAAAGAAGCTCTCATCGCCCATCTTAAAGAGCTGCTGGAGGAAACAGGTGATAGGTGCGCCATTTCAGGAGTTATCTTGCAGTTTGACGGTCCAGACTTGCAATTGCGACCGTCTTTGGATCGCATTGACAGCTCCGGCCACTACGAACTCGGAAATCTCCAAGTTGTGGCTCGTTTCATCAACTTCTGGAAGCGTGATACCGAGGATTTCGAGTTCCGTCGACTGCTGGCTATTGTGCGAGGAGAATCTTAGGCCCGACCCTTCTGGCCGCTCATGCTCGTCCCTCCACCCAATTGGCCACGATCAGCCCAGGCACGCTGTCCAATGCCCGGTCCGCGTCCCGCGCCAGGTCCAGCCGCTTCGGCAGCTTGACCTGCGGGACCAGCAGGAAGATCGGGGCGGTGACCTTGCCGCGGCCGGTCTTCGAGCGCGACACCACCGCCTGGCCCTTCGTGTTCAGGCGGCCCTCGGCCACCAGCAGGCTCGGACCCATGCGGCGATAGACGAAGCGCAGGCGCAGCCCGCGTCGCCGTTCCCATTCACCGGGCGTGATCCGGCCGCCGCGCAGGGACTTGCCTGCGGCTGGCAGCGGAATCGCCAGCCAGAACCCATCCTTCGAGCGGATCAGCGGGCCGGTGTCATGCGCGCCCACGATGACCGGGGCCTTCGACCAGACCAAAGCGGCGGCGTCCAGGCTTTCGCCCGACCTCGGGAAGTTCTGGCTCCGGATTGAGTTGGCCAGCCGTGTGCCGAGCCCCGCGCCAGTGATCTGCAACCGCCATGCGCTCTTCAGCCCGGACCCGGCCTCGCGCATGGCGGCGGTGACGGCGCGTTCGCCCGCCGCGACCTCGGCCGCCATCATCGCGACGATGTCGGGATCGATGTCGAGCTTCAGCTTCATGGCCGTCACGCGGGCCTCAGATCGACGGTCCAGACCAGCAGCTCGCGGTCGCGGACGGGCTCTCCCTGGATCAGGAATGCGTCGCCGTCGATCTCGATGCGGTCGCCGGGGCGTGGGATCGGCACCTCAGCCACGCGCAGATCGATCCGCGTGGTCTCGGACCAGAGTCGCGCGTCGCCGAAGTCGGTCACGGCATCGGCGCGCCGGGCGACGACGCGCACCAGCTGGGGCGCGCCGCCGTCGGCGATGAAGACCGCGTCCCGGCCGACATTCGGATCGGCGAAGAGCGCGCCGACGGCGGCGGCGAAGGCGCTCATCAGAACGTCGCGTTCAGGCGCACCCGGCCGATGGTGTCGCCCGCGCTGCTCGCCACTGCCTCGACGGCCACGCCGATCAGGGTGTTGTCAGTCGCGACCGTGGTGCAGCGCTTGTTGGTGTCGTCCCAATAGACCTTGGCGCCGACGGTCCAGGCCTGGGAGCCGACCTTGGTGATCTCGAACACGCCGACGAGCGCGGTCTCTACGGGGTCGCCGAGGGCGGCGGCGCCAGCCGCGATGCCGAAGATCGAGTCGACGAGCAGGCCATCGCCGGAGGCGACGGCATAGGGCGCGGTCAGGGTGATGGTGTTGCCGGGCTGGACGTAGTTTTTCATGGGGATGATCCTCGTGGAAAGACGAAGGGCGGCCCGTCAGGACCGCCCGTGTGTCAGGGTTCGGGATGGGGTGCGGGTTATGCGCCCGGGTTCTTGTAGAGGCCGCGCCAGTCGATGGCCTTGGCGCCGAAGTCGAGGCGGCACTTGATCTCGACGCCGTCGACGTCGAAGCCGTTGCGGGTCTCGATGTAGGCGCCCTGCTGACCCTCGAGATAGGCGTACTCGATGGTGTCGATCTGGTTTGGGCTTGCCGCCAGATACCAGGCGGTCTCGCTGGCGGCATCGAGCCGGGGCTCGCTGATCGGCGCCAACGTCCGGATCGACTGCGGCACCACGCTGGACGTCGCGGCGGGCACCAGGTTCTGGGCGACCAGCTGCTCGGCCTTCAGCTCCAGCGAGGCGGGCACGATCAGGAAGGCCGGGCGGACGTTCAGCACCGTCTTCTTGTCGAGGCCGGTCTGCTTGGCCATGGCGGCGCGGGCCGCACCGACGCTGCTCACATCGAGCGCCGCTCCGGTGCCTGCGAGGTTCTTGTGCGTGGTGTGGAAGAGCGCGTTGCCGTCGGCCATCGCCGGGTTGGCGGTGATGATGCCCCAGACCACGTCCGATTCCAGCTGCGCGATGGAATTGCCGTACATCGCCGGGATCCGGGTAAAGGCGTCGAGATCGTCGTTGATCAGCGTCTGGCGGGTGATCGCGACCACCCGGCCATAGGTCTTCACCTTGTAGCTCTCCTTGCTCTCACCCAGCGTCCCGCGCTTGAACTCGCCGCTCTCGCCAACCTCGAGCAGCTGCGGGGCTTCGCCGAGCTGGACACGGTGCATCGCCTTGAAGTCGGTGGCGAGCACCTGGCGACAGAACAGCATGAACGTCCGGGGATAGGCCTCGTAAGCCTGCCGCAGGGTCTTGTTGGTGACGGCGGACAGGATCTCGGGGAAGTCGGAGGTCGAATGCAGGGCCCGCGTCGCCACCTCGTCGCGCGACAGGCCCCGCGTGTTCACGCCAGCATTGCCGAGGCTTTCACGAGCCAGTTCCAGCAGCGTCATGCCGCGGTACTGGCGCGCGGCATCCTCCAGCTGGAACAGAGTCGGGCTGTAGCGGTGCAGCAGCGCGTTCGCCACCGCATCGCGGCGGGTGATGCGCTCATCCCGGCCGCCGAGCGGAACGGAGACATGGGGGAAGGTCCGGGTCTCGTCCGACTTGGCCGCGACCTGGTCGAGGATCAGGCGGCGGGACTCGTCGACGCTGACGCCGCGCTTCACCAGGTCCTCGGCGAAGCCCCGCTCGAGGTTCAGGCGGCCCGCGAGATCGTAGATGGTGGAGACGCGGTCGCGCTCGGCCTCGCGGGCGCGGGTGGCGACCGCTTCGGTGTCGGGCGCAGCAGGCGCATCGGTATTTTTAAGCTTCGGCTGGGTGCGCGTCTCATTGGCGGCGACCTTCGGGTCGGACGCAGCCGCTTTCGGCTCGGTCATGGGGGTGTCCTCGGTTTCGACCGGCTCGGTCGGCTGGGTGGTGGCGGTTGCGGCGTCGCTCGCCGGGGTCTGGGTCTTGTCCGTCATCGGGATCGGTCCTTTCGTGGTGGAAGGGGCGTCCCGGCGGTGGAGGACGCAGTCGTGAAGGGGGTGCTGGGCGCGGAAGCCCGCGGCGGGGTCGGCGCCCACCGCGACGGCGGAGACCTCGAAGGGCGTCCAGTCCACCGCGCGCCAAAGCTCGCGCGCGGCCTCGGGTTTCGAGACTTCGAAGCGGTGGACCTGGTAGCCGATCGAGACCGCGCGGATGTGCCCGGCCTGGATGTCACGCCAGATCGGCTCGACATCGGCACGCTCGCTGATCCGCACCAGCGCGATGCCGCGCCCGTTCTCGATCCGCGCAGAGCCCGGCACGACCGAGCCGATCACCGCATCCAGCGTGTCGAGCTCGTGCACCTTCAGGAAGGGCGCGCCCGCGTTCAGCCGGTCGAGCCGGACATGGGCGGGGTCGAGGCTCAGCTCCTCGTCATAGGGCTCGCCGAAGAAGGTCGCGCGGCGGACGCGGGCGCCTGCCGACCAGACCACCTCGACGGTGCGGCTGTCGGCATCGGCCGTGTTCGGCGCAAGCTCCGCCGACCGGCGCATGGCCGGCAGTTCGATCATCGTGTCCATGAAGGTCAGTCCTGTTGGTCGGCCTGCGCCGGGTCATTGTCCGCGTCGGCGGCCGGGTCGTCGGTGTCTGGTTCGTCGGCGGCCGGATCGGTCGCTGGATCGCTTGTCTGGGCGCTGCCGGTCTTGGTGACCCGCCGCGGGTCGCTGTCGAGCACCAGCCCCAGCGCATCGAGCTTGGCGTTGGTGGCGGCGATCTCGGCCAGAACCGCGTCGGGGTTTCGGCCCTGCCGCGCGATCACCTCGGCCAGCGTCATGGTGCCCGAGCGGATCGACAGCAGGTTGGCCATCGCGTCCTTCTGCGGATCGACCGCCTCGAACTTCGGCGGCGACCATTCGACCGGCACGACTGGCGACGGGATCTGCCCCGCCGCCCATGCGGCTTCCGTGAACCAGCGCCAGACTGGCGCGCAGAGCATCGGAATGAACAGCTGCCACTGCACGGCGTCGATCTGGCGGCGGAACTCCACGAGCCCCGCCCGGATCGAGGAATAGTTCACTTGGCTGAGATCGCCGGTCAGCAGCTCGTAGGGCACGCGGAAGCCCGCCGAGATGGTGTGCAGGCTGGCCCGCTTGTACTCACCGTAGCCGCCGGTGGCCGATGGCTGGTTGAACCGGATGTCCTTTCCGCCGCGGGCATAGGCGATCAGCCCCGGCTCGAACTGCTCGACCCGGTTGCCGTCGGCATCGACCACGGAGGGTGCGATGCCCTGTTGCGCCTCGTCGTCACCGAAGACGATGGCGGTGACGCAGGCCTCGGTCTTCTTGCGGACCAGCTCGGCCACCTCGTAGTCGTCGAGATCGCGCAAGCTGCGGATCACCGGCGCGCCCCAGGGAACGCCGCGCGCCTGCGTGCGCTGCTTCTCGTAGACATGGGCGATCTCGGTCGCCGGGACCGGGCGGCTCTGCAGGCCGTTCTGCAAGGCGCCATAGGCGTCGCCCGGATGCTCGGCATGGAGCCAGTACGCGCGGCGCTTGCCGACCGGGTCGAACTCGATCCCCTGCACCAGCCGTCCCGCGCCGAGGGCGCCGGATTTGGTGGCGTCGAGGAAGTCGGCCTCCAGCACCTGCAGCTGCAGCGGCACCGGCGGACCGTCGCTTGCCCGACGCAGCCTTCGACGGACCAGGACTTCGCCCGCCTCGACCATCTCGCGGCAGATCAGCGTTTGCAGGCCGTAGAAGTCGAGCTGGCCATCGGCGTCGCACTCCGCCGTCCAGCGCTCGAAAAGCGCGTCGACCTTGCGGTCCAGCGTGTCGTCGCCACTGGCGGCGCGGGGCATGATGCCCGCGCCGATGATGTTGTTGACCAGCACCGCGACGGCCTTGGCCGCATGCGGGTTGTTGCGCACCAGATCGCGCATCCGGTCGCGCAAGAGCGCCCCGGCCACGCCGATCTCGGTGTCGGCCGAGGATCCCGGAGCGCGCCAGCCCTCCGTCCGCCGCCCGCGCGCGGCCCCGTCATAGCCCCGCGTCAGGGTCTCGAAGGCCTGACGCGCCATCACGCGGCGCGCCGCCATGCGCGGTGCCACCGATGCGATGGCATGGTCGAACCAGTTCGCCGACATCAGCGATCCCCGCGCGAGAAGCCCGCCAGCCCGGCCACCGGCAGTGGTCGTGTGGTGCCTGCGATGGCGCGCTCGATGGTGCGGATGCGCGCCAGCAAGTCGTCAGCCGAACCGTAGTCGACGGACTTGCCGTCGTAGCTCACCCGGGTCGTGCCGCTGGCATAGGCGCGGCGCAGCGCCGAAAGCTCGGTTTCCGTCCAGTCGGTCATGTTCAGAACCATCCATCCCGCCGCCCGAGCCAGTCGGAGCGGCGCTTGCCCTGCGGGGCCTGTCCCGGCCGGTTGATCTGCCCGGCGGGATCGCTATCGGTGGGGGCCGCCCCGAGCTGATCCTCGAGGTCGCGCCATTTCTCGTCGGGCCAGCGGTCCGCGCCCGCGATCCAGGCGGCGGCGCGGGCGTATACCCGGCAATCCAGCGCCTCGTTCCGCTCGCGCAGCTTCTGCCATTCCAGCCGGGCGAAGCCGCGCTTGGTGCGCACCGTCACCAGCTGCTCGGCCACGAACTGCTTCAGCCATTCGTTCTCGACCCAGTGCGGCAGGTGCACCGAGCCGGGCGGGAATGCCGCCCCGTCGGCCATGTCCTCCTCGGTCGGCCGCGCCAGCCGCAGGAAGCGGTAGGTCTCGGCCTTGAAGGTCGACACCGCCACGGTCCAGAGCCGCGCGCCACGCCGCAGGCGTTTCCCACCCTCGGTCGCGTCGACGAAGGTCGGCCCCGACACGGGGCTCGAGCGGTTGAACCCCTCGACGCCCTTGACCGGCGACACCTGTGCAAAGCCCTGCGCCCGCGACCAGGAATAGACCGCCGGAGCCTCGTAGCCCGTGTCGATGGCCAGCCGCGCGACGCGCAGATGCGCGCCGCGTTCATGCGGCCAGGACCGGTCCAGCAAGGTCGTCAGCTCCGACCAGGCATCGTGTCGGTCCGGCCCGCCCTCGATCACGACGTGATCGACGAGCCAGCTTTCGAGGCCCCGACCCCAAGCCCAGACATCGACCTCGATCCGGTCCTTCTGGACGTCGGCCCCGGCCGTCAGGAACAGCCCGCCCGCGGGAACGGTGCCGGATCTCCAGCACTCGCGCCGGTCGTAAAGCCGCTGCCAGTCGGGCGCTTCCCCGGTCTCGACCCAGGTCTCGCCGAGGATCGTGTTGCGGAACGCCTTGATCGCCTCGTCCGACCCTTGGGCCGCGTCCCATGCCCGCACGATCCGCTCCCAGCTCAGCCAGCCGATCGGCGAATAGAGCGCCGAGAGGTGATAGCCGACCGTCGTCGGATCGGCGGCAGTGGCGGTCGCCCGCCATTCACCGCCCTCCAGCATGGCCGTCTTGTGGTGTTCTGCGATTGCCGCGTCGCAGCCCTCGCAGTGATATTCCGCCGTCTCCGGACGACCCTTCTGCCAGCGCAGCCGGTCGAACTTCAGCCACTGCGCATGGCCACAGTGCGGGCACGGCACAAAGAACCGCCGCTGGTCGCTGGCCTCGTACTCGCGCTCGATCCGGCTCAGCCCCCGGATCGTCGGCGTCGACACCAGCAGCACCTTGCGCCGGTGGGCGAAGGTCAGCGACCGCGCCTCGGCCAGCGTGACCGGGTCGCCTTCCTCGTCGGCCGAGGCAGGATAGGCGTCAACCTCGTCGAGGAAGATGTAGCGCGCCGGGGTAGACCGCAGCCCCACGGCCGAGTTTGCCCCGGTCATGATCAGGATGCCGCCCGCGAATTCCTTGGACAGCATCGTGTTGCCCGCGTCGCGGGACCGCGCGGGCTTCACCCGCTCCCGCAGCTCGGGGCTCTCGTCGATCAGCGGGTCGATCCGCTGGCGCGAGTTGCGTTTCGCCAGTTCCACAGTGGGCTGGACCGCCAGCATCGGACCCGGCGCCTGGTGGATGGCGAACCCGATCCAGTTATTGCCGGCCTCGGTCGCGCCGACCTGCGCGGCCTTCATGAACACGATCCGCTGCGTGGGCTCGCCGGGTGAGAGCCGGTCCATAATCTCGCGCATGTAGGGCGTGCGCACCGTGCGATATCGCCCCGGTTCGGCCGAGGCGCGGCCCGAGAGCATGCGGTGCCTGTCCGCCCATTCCGAGACGGTCAGGTTCGGGTCGGGCCGCAACCCGTTGCCCCAGGCGCGCAGGATCTCGCCTGCGCCGTCGAAGTCCGTCAGGCCATCGCCGCTCTCACCGGAAGTCTGGCCGGACCTCGGCGAGTTCGTCGAGGTGGGCGCGTACATGTTTCTCCAGGACCTTCTGCATCGCGGCTGGCTCAACGGTGATCTGCTGGCCCGTCGCGTCGCTGCACGACGCCGAGAGCTCGGCCGCCATCAGCGCCGCCGCGCGTGCAGGCCAGTTCACCCATGCGTCCCGTTCCTCCCGCGCCAGCCGGAACACCAGCGCCAGCGCGCGGGCCCGCTCGATCAACTCCCCCTTCAGCTTCTGGAGCCGGATGCGCCGCTCCTGCGCCTTCAGCACCTCGTTCGCGGTCTTCGCCTGCAGGAAGGTCGTCCCGCCGCCGACGGCCGGGACCGCCAGACCCTGTTCGCGCAGCGTGTCGCCGACGGCGGCCACCGCCGCCTCGGGGACAGGCTTCAGCTTCGGCGCGGGCGGCTTGCGGGTCTTCGACGGGTCGGTCGTTTCCGCCCGCCGCGCGTCGCTGGCCGCCGCGTTGATGCTGCCGTCCGGATAGAGGACCAGCCGCTCGGCCGTCTTCGCCTTCTGGATCGCGCCCCGCGACAGGCCGACATGCGCGGCGTACTGGCGCTCGCTCATGCCCTGCATCGACGGCTCCGATTATCATTCAAGATCAAGTTCTTATCGAGTTGATAAGCGTCGCGACCGGAGCGAACGTCCTTTCAGAAGGACGATGCAACTCACCACGGAGCCACCACGATGACCCGCCGCGCCACGGACAACACGAAAGCCCTCGACGCCTTCCTCGCCGCCAAGTTCGAGATCGACGCGATGCTGGAGCGGCTCGCCGCCCTCAGCGCGGACCATTTCGAGACCAGCCCCGACGAGATCAACTGGGGCCATGTCGGCACCCTGAACCACTACCGCGCCAAGCTGCGCGAGATCACTGACATGGCCTTCAGCGAAGGCGAACACGCCGAGTGAGACGACCCGCTCCCGGTCCCGCCCGCCGACTGGCGGGCTCGACCTCGTAGAAGGGCCCGCATCCCGCGCGCCCCGATACGGGAGACGACGATGACCGAGCTTTCCGACACCCAAGCCATCATCCTCAGCGCCGCCGCACAGCGGCCCGAGCACATCGCCCTGCCGCTGCCCGAGAGCCTGCGCGGCGGCGCCGCCGCCAAGGTGGTCGGCGCGATGCTCGCGAAGGGGTTCCTGCAGGAGGTGGACGCGGACATGCGAAAGGGCGAGTCCATGTGGCGCGAGACCGGCGACGGCCACGGCGTCACGCTGGTCGCCACCGACGCAGGCCTCGCCGCCATCGGCATCGAACCCGAGGACGCGAACCCCGCGTCTGCGGGCGCTACGGACGCGCCGACCGAGGAGGCCGCGCCGGACAGCCCCACCGAACCGAAGGCTGCGCCCAAGACGCGCACACCGCGCGAGGGCACGAAACAGGCCACACTGATCGCCATGCTGCGCGCGCCGGACGGCGCGACCATCGAGGAGATCATGGCCGCGACGGGCTGGCAGTCGCATACGGTGCGCGGCGCGATGGCCGGGGCGCTGAAGAAGAAACTCGGGCTCGAGGTGACCTCGGAGAAGGTCGAGGATCGGGGGCGGGTCTATAGCCTGCCGCGCGGTTAGCGTCGCGCGCCACGCCAGTCGAACTGCCGCCGTCCCTCGGGGCGGCGGCTTCTTTGTCTCAAAGCGAAATGTTCCAGTAGCCGAGAACCTTGCGGACATCATCCCGAGGATAGTGCGGGCCAGCGGATGCTAGATCCTTGCGAATGGCGGCCTTCCTGCGGTCTGCCGCGTCCTTGATCCGCGCCGAGAACTTGGCCGTGCCGAGAGGGAGCGAGGGCCGATCAGGCTTCGGCCAGCTCTCCGGGTAAGCGCCCCAATCCGACCATTCCGCCACCTGCCGCGCGTTGTCTGCGACCTCCTCATGATCACAAGACCAACCGTAGAGTTGCAACGCGCATACGCGCAGCATCATCTTTACTTCGGTCATGACGTCCGTGAATGCCTTTAGCGGCGTGGGGAGAAGGACCATGTTCGCCACGCAGGAAAAGAAGCGCCGATCCTGCACCACGGCATTGCTGATCTGATAAGCGGCATCATCCACACCCCATATATGGCAGCATGACCAGTTCGGCCGTTCCCCGGCTCGAAGGCCCAGTGCTAGCGTCAGAGCCTTGTTCGCGTGAATGTTTCCTTCGAATTTGTGGATGATCGCGCCCGTCTGCCGATTACGGTTCATCTGCGGCTCGGACCAGTTCGCCTTATAGAACAGGGCTCGCCTCGCGTGTTCTGGATACCAGACGGGAAGATACTCGAATGTTCGCGGATCGACCCATCGCGCAGTCCTCTCGATCAACCCCATCACATCTCCGAGGCCGAGCTCTCGCCGCAACGCCTCTAGGCCGTCTGGAAGCAAGTCGGCGGCGTCGCTACTTCCTTCTTCTTGGTTCTGCAGCACTACAATCTCAATCCCAAATCCCGCGGCGGCAAATTAGATCAGCCGCCGTCTCCAACTCGGAGAAACCATAGGATCTGAATGGTATAGCGGCAACTTCGAAACCGCTTGGTGGTGTCGGCCTAACGTTGGTGTTCCTTGTCCATGGCGCATCGGATCGCCTCGAACACCCGCCGCAACGCGAAGGAACGCGCTATCGACACAATAGTGAAGATGGCGCCCATCTTCAGGTTCTGCGCCAGCGTCGTGTGCAGGCCGAAGATCGGGAAGATCAGGATCTGCGTGACCACGGCGACGCCGTAGCCCACGATGACGTTGGCGACGGACTCCACCAGCGACATGAGGCGGGACTGCTTCATGTCGCCGCCTCATCCATCGGCCAGCAGTTCAGCCGCGAGAGTTCGCAGCGCATGCGCCGCAACCAGCGGGACCACGCCATTGCCACAGAGGCGAAGCCGGTCCACCCGGTGGGCCAGCCCATCAGCGCCTCGACGAACAGCGGGTTCAAGGTCCGGCGCGGCTCGGAGGTATCGCTCCCAGCCATTGGCGTCACCAGGACCTGGCGGCCAAGCAGGCCGTTCACCGGCGTGTTGGCAAGGCTCGTCGCGCCATCCTTGTGATCGCGGGCCGTCGGCGTCATCCACATCCCAGCCGAATGGGTCAGGTCCGCTGTCCGCCGGTTGCCCGCGCTCGGCTTGCACCCATCGTTCGCCATCGGCGTGGGCCACATCGCAGCCGTGGTCGCCAGGTTCATGCCGTGCTGGCCCGCTGCCTGCGACGGCGTTGGCTTCGTCTGCCGGTTCTCGTTGGCGCTGGCCCTCGGCGTCGGCCAGAGGCGCAGCAGTTCGGTCCGGTTCCCGCCACTCGACCGGGTGCCAGAGCAGGCGCGCGGGGTCGGCCAGCTCGTCCCCCTCGCGGATGGCGAGGATGAACAGCCGCTCGCGCTTGTGGGGCGCGCCGACTTCCGCCGCAGTGAAGAGGCCTGCCGCAAGGCGGTAGCCCATGCCGACCAATCCGCTGGCGACTTCGGGGAAGCCGAGGTGGAGATGATGGGCGACATTCTCGAGGAAGACGAAGGGCGGCTCGCATTCCCCGATGATGCGGGCGACATGCGGCCAGAGGTGGCGCGGGTCGTCCGCGCCGCGGCGCTTGCCCGCGACCGAGAACGGCTGGCACGGATAGCCCGCAGTGACGATGTCCACCGCGCCGCGCCAAGGGCGGCCGTCGAAGGTTCCAACATCGTCCCAGACAACAGCCTGATCCAGGGACGCGTCTTCCATCCGCGCCACGAGAGTGGCTGCGGCGTAGGTTTCCCGTTCGACATGGCCCACAGCACGATATCCGGGGATGGCGATGGTGAGCCCGAGGTCGAGCCCGCCCGCGCCGGAGCAGAGGGAGAGGCCGAAGAGGCATGCGTCTCCGGCTCCGGAAGCGCATCCGGAGGAAGGTAAAGCCAGGTCATGCATGTCACGCGGCGGTCTTGCGCTTTCGCGCGGGTTCGGGGGCGGTGTCCGTAGCCAGGGGATCGGCCGGGGGTGCGGCGTCGTCGCCCAGCCTCTCGGTTTTCACCTGCGCGAAGGTCCGGCCATCGCCATCGAGGATTGCCTCTCGACCTGTGTCGGCTTGCCAGCGTTCCACGGCCACATCGACATAGGCCGGGCTGATCTCCATCGCGAAGACGCGACGGTTGTTGGCCTCGCCCGCCATGATCTGCGAGCCGGAGCCCGAGAAGGGCTCGTAGCAAAGCCCACCGCGCGCAACATGCTGGCGCATCGGGATGCCGAAGGCGTCGAGCGGTTTCGGCGTCGGATGGTCGGGCCGGTCATCCTTGGCGAAACTCGGCAGCGCCCACGTCGATGGCAGGGTTTCCTCGGCCACCTTCGGCGGGCGGTTCGGGCGGCGCCATCCCATGAAACAGGGTTCGTGCTTCCAGAGGTAGTGGGACCGGGTCAGGACGCCCCGGTCCTTCACCCAGATGATTTGCTGATGCACGAAGGCGCCCGCCTTTTCCCAGCAGGCTTCCAGCATCGCCTGTCGGCGGGAGGCGTGCCAGCAGTACCAGGCGGCGTCCTCGGTGATGGCCTCGGCCACGGCCGCCGCGATGAATCCATCGTAAAGCTCGGCCCCCTGCGAACTGTCGTCCCAGGTCGTGCCGTAGGACGCCGACCAGTCCTTGTTGCGGGTCGGATGGTTCGAGCCGTCGTAGTCGACGAGGTATGGCGGGTCGGTCGCGAACAGGATCGCCCGCTCGCCATTCATCAGACGGCGCACATCGGCAGCGCTGGTGCTGTCGCCGCAAAGGAGCCGGTGGTCACCGAGGATCCAGAGATCACCGGTGCGCGACGCAGGATTGCGCGGCGGTTCGGGGATGGTCACCGCCGGCACGGAGCCCCCGGCGCCACCTTCTTCCCCGTCCCCCTCCGGCACGAAGGCCAGCAGCTTGTCGAGCTCGCCGTCGGAGAACCCGACAAGCGACAGGTCGAAATCTTCGGCCAGCAGCTCGTTCAGTTCCGCCGAGAGCAGCGCCTCGTCCCAGGTGCCGAGCTCGGTGAGCTTGTTGTCCGCGATCCGATAGGCCCGGCGCTGCGCCTCGGTCAGGTGGCCCAGCACGATCACCGGCGCTTCGGTCAGCCCGAGCTGCGTGGCGGCCAGCACGCGCCCGTGCCCCGCGATCAGCTCTCCGTCGTCAGCAACGAGGCAGGGCACGGTCCAGCCGAACTCGGCCATGCTGGCGGCGATCTTCGCGACCTGATCCGCGCCATGCGCCTTCGCGTTCTTCGCGTAGGGCTGCAGGCGCGCAAGCGGCCAGGTCTCGATCGCGTCCGGGGCGAAGCTCAGCGTCATGGTGGGCAAGGTTCCTCGGGCGGGTGGATGCCGGTGGCTTCCGGACTCCGGATGCCGGGCCGGACTCCAAGCGGGGTCCAGCGGCCACCTGCGGTGTCCGGTCGGAAGGCCAGCGTTCATTGGTGTTTGCGCGGGGCGCGCGTGGCTCCGGCTTCCGGGTGGCTTCCCAAAAATCCGGCCCTGTCGCTGGCGATGTCCCGCGCTTCGCCCGCCAGCATACGAATATCGCGAGGAAGGAACCGGAAACTGCCGTGGGCTGGACCCCGGCCGGACCCTCGCTGGATGCCGGGGTCCAGAAGGCCCCCCGTCAACGCAAAGGGGAGAGCGAGCTTTCCAGCGCACTCTCCCCATCTTGCCTTCGGGATAGCACGATCATGTTGCAGATGTCGAAGGAAAAAGTGTTGCAACACATTGGAGTCACTGCGCATTCAGGCGCGCAGCGATCTTGGTCAGCGCCAGCTGCCAGCGACGCCAGGCGGTCGTGCGGTCGCAGCCGAGCTCGCCGCTGATCTGCTTCCACGGCACCCGGGCCGCGCGGGACCAGACGAGCTTGCGCTCCGCCTCCTCGATCCAGAGCACCCAGTCGAAGGTCTGCTCGAGCCGGGTGATGGCGGCGGCCGAGGGCCAGACCCGCATCGGCTGCGGCTCCATCGCCGCGATCTCGCGGCTGGTCCGCACGATGTCGGGCCAGGTGTTGAAGTAGCCCTGCGCCTTCACCGGCGGCAGCTGGCGCAGGGTGCGGAACGCCTCCTCGAAATGATCGGCGACGCAGTCGGCGGTCCATTCGCGATCAGCCATGGCGCGCCTCCCTGTCGGACGGGCGCGGGCCGTAGAGCTTCTCGCCGAGCTGGCGGACCAGTTCACGCTCGGGCCAGGTGAGACGGTCGTCATCGGCGGAGACCGCGAGGACGCCCTGTTCCTGCCAGCCCTCGCGCTTGACCTGCTCGGGATCCCGGCGTCGGCCGCCGTAGCCGTGGGGATGCCATCTCATGCGACACCTCCCTTCGTCTCGATCGTCCAGAGCAGCAGGGCGATGGCGTCGGCCTCGTTGTCGTCGGCCGGGCTGAAGCCGCGGGCGCGGACGGCGGCGATCATCGCAGCCTTGTCGGCGTTGCCCTTGCCAGCGGCATGACGCTTGATCGTGCCGACCGGGACGCCCTCGTAGGGCACGCCGCGCAGCTCGGCCCATGCGGTGAGCGTGGCCATGAGCCCGCCGTAGATGTGGCTCGCGTCGGTGCCTGCGTGGCGGCGGACTTCCTCGAACCAGATGGCGGCGACGGGCCCGGACAGCCGGTCGATCTCGGTCAGCCAGTTGGTGAAGCGCAGGTAGCGCATGCCGCCGCCGTCGAAGCGGCCCGGGCGCAGCGAGACGGTGCCGCTGGTGATCAGACCGTCGTGGCCGCGGATCGCCCAGCCGGTCGAGGTGCCGAGGTCGAGCGCGAGGATGCAGCGGTTGCGGGGGGCGTCGAGCGGCAGCGATTCAAACCTTGCGCCGTCGCAATTGGGGATCAGAGTCGGTTGAGCCATGATGGGTCTCCTTTGCCGGTGGCCTGTGGTGGTGGAAGACGACGGCGGTCTGGTGCTTGGCGGTACGGGGCCGCCGTCGTCGGATCGGGAAGCACAACAGACCGTCACGGCGGCGCGCGCGGCTGGCCCGGACGTATGGGAGGAGTGGCCAACCCTGTGGGGTGGCCCTCCCATACGTAGTATGGGGGTTTGACACCTAACTGTTCCGGGGAGGACAAGTGGCTGAAATCATTGCGGAATAAGACTGCATGAAGTCTTCGGGCATGAGTTAGGGACCTAACTCTTATTTGCCCGTAACCCGTTGATTTCATTGAGTGCACAGTTGGCGCTGTCATATGAGTCAGGCCTCACTCATATGAGTTAGGTCGTCCTCGAGCCCCTCCGGGTAGACCCAGACGGCGGGGTTCTCGACCTGCAGGCAGAGACCGGATTGGGGGCATTTGAAGTGGCTGGGCAGGACCGGACGGGCCTCGGTGGTGACCTCGCCGGTGGCCGGATCGATCTCCTCGACGGACGCGCCAAACTGCATGCCCTCGACGCAGAGGTAGCCGAACCGCGACCGGGTGACGGGAAAGCCGAACCCCGCGGGGTCGCGCAGGAACTTCACGAAGCCCTTCGTCGCCAGCACGCTGAGGCGCTCGCGGATGGTGTGCTTGCTGCCCAGCCCGCCCCGGTTCTCGAAGGTCTCGGCGAACTGCATCGCGGTGTAGAGGCGCTCGCTCGCCGCCTCATCCAGCAGCATGCCGAGGATGACATCGTGCTTGCGCAGCCGCTCGGCATCGAGCCTGGCACCGACCTCCTTGCGCACCAGACGCTCGTTCAGCGGGTTCAGTTCGACCCATTCGCCGTTCACCTTGTCGATCAGCTTGCCCGGCAGCGCGGGGCCGTTCCGCAGTTCGATTTCCAGCCTGCGGACGCTGCTGTCCTCGTCGGGCCGGTGCATGAGCAGCCCCGAGGTATAGAAGCCGCGCAGCGCGCTGGCGCCGGAGAGCGCGAGGAAGGGATCGTCCTTGACCTGATGCTTGGTGGCCTTGCGGGTGTGGTGGGCGAGGATGACGCCAGCGTCCGGATTGACCGCCTCGCGCAGGAGCTCGACCCGGTCCTTCAGGAAGAACATCATGGCGGTGTTGTCGTTCTCACCCCCGCCTTCGGGGCCGCCATCGAAGAGGTTGCGGATCGGGTCGATGACGATGATGTCGGGCGGCGCGTCGGGGAATGCGG